GCTTGTGCTATTACTTGGATGCCAGTTTTACTAATTGAAAATAGCCAGCAACAACGACAGACTGGTGCTGCTGTTGAGTCGTTTAGGAATGAAATGGTTAAAGCTAATGAAGCAAGTAATCAAGTATTGATTGCTGCAACTCAACACAATAATTTGTTAGGGGTCAAATAATGCGACTCACAATAATTCGATCAGATGCTGCTGTCTATGTGGATTCTGTATCCTATAGCCAGTTAGATATTTCATCTGTTCCGCAAAACGTACACGCATTGCAATGGTTTGGTTCTACTGGTTGGATTGAATTTAACGACGGGGCGGCTAATCAAGAAATAGCAGAGCTTCCATCTTGGGCTAATGCTTGTCTCCAAGTATGGCAAGCAGCGGATTATGCGGCAAAAAATCCACCCGCGCCTACACCAGAAGAATTGATACAAAAATGCAAAGATGAAGCAAGAATTAGGTTGTTAGATACTGACTATTCAGAACTGCAAGATGTGAAAGCTATTCTTTTGAATGGGCAAGATTTTATAGCGTATAGGTCGGCTATTAGAAGCATCTATCTAAATCCTGTTATTGATCCAATTTGGCCTATTGAGCCAAAAGCCCAATGGCAGCAATGATAGAAGAACTTAATTCTAATCTGTATGAGAATAAATATGTCCTGTTAAAGAATGTTGTTGATAGGGAATATTGCCACAAGTTATCTGAATTCTTAATGAGTTCAGCAAATGAAAAAATTACTTGGAATGATGAGCAATGTCCAAAGTCGGAAGCTATTTATGGAGCAAAACCATTTGATCTTTTGTTGGTTGAGTTGATGCCACTTTTTAGCCAAGTAACAAAGAAAAACTTATTTCCGACTTATTCGTATGCTAGGTTGTACGCAAATGGAGAGGAACTAAAAAACCATATTGATCGTGAGTCATGTGAGATAAGTGCGACTATCACGTTAGGATTTGATGGAGATGTTTGGCCTATATATATGGGCGATAATCTAGCAAAGGATAATGCGTCTAGTATAAGTATGGAAATAGGTGATGCAGTTTTGTATTTTGGTACTGAGAAGCATCATTGGAGAGAAATTTATACTGAGGGTAAGTGGCAAGCTCAAGTGTTCCTTCATTATGTTGATGCTGACGGGAAATACGCTGATTACAAGTTTGACAAAAGACCAAGTTTGAATACATAAAGTGAAATCAAATGGCTACGACAAAAATAGCATTTGGAGAGTGGTTGCCAGATCAGCCCGGAGTTGTAGGAGCTGTAACGGATGCCAAAAACTGTTATCCAGTTACTAATGGTTATGCGCCATTTCGTAGCGAAGCAAATTATTCTGATGATGCTGCTCAGGCTTTATTGATTACATTTGCTGGCAAGTTTGCTGGTGCTTCGACCCTATTTGCTGCTGGAGCGACTCAGATTTACAAGTTTGATTCTAGTGATGCCAGCTTGGACGCTGCTACAACTACGGGTTATTCGGCTGTAGAGGGTTGGGATGTAACTCAGTTTGGCGCAAAGATGATTCTGGCTAACGGATCAGACAAGTTACAGGCTTGGACGCTGAATTCATCAACTAATTTTGCTGATTTAGCTGCTGCTGCACCTAGAGCAAAGTTTGTAACGGTGGTTAAAGACTTTGTTGTGGCGGCTAATGATCCCGGTGGTGACGAGAACAAGGTCTACTGGTCGGATATTAACGACGAAACCGACTGGACTCCGGGTGCTGCTAGTCAATCAGATAGCCAGATTATCCCTGACGGTGGCGATATTACGGGTTTAGCAGGTGGTGAATACGGTTTAGTGTTCCTAGAGAGAGCAATTTACCGGATGACCTATGCTGGTAGCCCGTTTTTCTTCCAATTTGACGCTATTTCACGCTCTCTAGGCTGTATTTCTAACGGTTCTATTGCTCAATATGGTGGATTAACTTATTTCTTGTCAGATGATGGGTTTTATGTCTGCGATGGACAGTCTGTTAAGCAAATTGGTGCAGAAAGAGTAAATCGTTGGTTCTTTGATAACTCAATTCCTAGCCAAATTTCAACTGGAATGAGTGCTACGGTTGATCCAATCAATAAATTAGTAATTTGGAAATTTGAGGGTACATTTGCTCGTAAATTGCTGCTGATTTATTCGATAGATTTGGATCGGTGGTCGTATGCAGAGACTACTGCTACGTCTGTTTCATTTGTGCTAACTCCTTCAGCGACGTTAGAGCAGGTGGATAACTACAATAGCAACCTTGATGCCCTAGATGTTCCTTTGGATTCGAGAGTATTCGCTGGTGGACAACTATTGTTTGCAGGCGTAGCTGGCAGCAAGATTATCTCGTTCTCAGGACAGCCTAAAACAGCCAATATAACGACTGGAGATATAGCGATAGGTCGTTCTACTGTGACTTTGGTTAGACCGACTGTAGATGGCGGTAGTGCGTCTGTAGCGATTTCCAGCCGAGACTTACTTAGCGAGGTGGTTGAGTTCTACCAAGAGACTGCTGCTGATGCTGAGAACCGAGTATCTATCAGGTCTAATGGGGAATATCACAGACTGAGACTGACTCCGACAGGGGCTAACTGGAAAACCGCTGTAGGGCTAGAGGTTGACGTTGTTAAGCAGGGTAATCGATGACTAGGCGTATTCAGTTCCAGACGTTACCTGTATTCGGGTCTGATCCGAGGCAGGTTGCTGAGGTTGTTCGTGGTGCTATGAATGGCAAAACGAATAACACCGGAGAGATTACGTTAGCTACAGGGAACGCTACTAGCACTACCCTTTACGATGACCGTATAGGCTTTGACAGCCTTATTTTCTTCGTACCCTTATCTGCGGCTGCTGAGTCTGATTCAGCACCTTACGGAGCGTTTCAGGACTCCACAGACCAGACTGCTGCTAATACGACAACTGCCTATGCTGTTACGTTTAATACGACAGACTATAGCAATGGAGTTTATCTTTCTAATAGTTCTCGTCTTAATGTCAGGAATTATGGAATTTACAATATTCAGTTTTCTATTCAGTTCAAAAACACCACTAATGATGCTCAAGATGTAGACATCTGGTTCAGAAAGAACGGAACGAACATAGATGGGTCTAACAGCCGGTTTTCATTGCCAGCGAGAAAAAGCACAGGTGATCCTAGTCACTTAATTGCTGCGATGAATTTCTTTATGGAAATGAACGCCGGAGACTATGCTGAGATTATGTGGCGGGTAACTGATGTAGGAGTTTCTATTGAGCATTATGGAACTAGCACAAGTCCTGACAGACCAGCGGTTCCTAGTGCTATTGTTACGTTGAATTATGTAGCACCATCAGCAACGACGAACCTGTATGTTTCTACACAACAACAGGGTGAGGCAACTATTACACATTGGGCAAATGCTACAGCAGACAAAACTTACGGATATATCGTTGTCGGTTGAGTTCCGATACATACCAGTCGATCAACTAAGAAACTGGTGGGGAACTATTAAACCGGGGTTAGAGAAGGTAAAAACTCGGAGTCCTGAGAACTGGATTGTTGAGGACGTTTATACGGACTGTTTTAACCAGAAGGCTATGCTGTGGGTGGTGTTAAAGGATCAGCATTTTGCGGGATTCTTTATCTTGCAGCCGATGGGTGATGAGTGTCATGTATGGGCTGCTTGGACGTTAGAAAATGATTATCAACTGGTAGATTCAGGGTTAAAATACATAAAAGACATGGCTCGTCAAGCAGGGGTGAAATACCTGAGTTTTTCTAGTCATAGGCATGGATGGCAGAGAAGGGCGAGAGCATACGGTTTCCGTCCTAGACGATGGATTTGCGAGGTGTGATATGGGTGGTGGCGGCGGTACTCAACAGAGTAAAACAGAGATCAGCCCGGACTTTAAGCCGTACATAACGTATAGCTTAGGAGAGGCTCAGAGGCTCTATAAAGGTATGCCAGCGGCTCCTGAGACTTTGGCTGTGGCTCCATCAGCAGCGACTCAGCAAGCTCTCCAGATGGCTCAGGAACGTGCTATCGGTGGTTCTCCACTACTACGGGCTGGTCAGGCTGAACAACTCGCTACGATTGAAGGTCGTGGCGTTAATCCGTTTCTAGGTGGGGCTTTGGAACAAGCTAACCGTCTAGCGGGTGAACAGTACACACGGAATATCCAGAATCTTCAGTCTCAGGCTGCATCTCGTGGTCGGTATGGCTCTGCTGCTATGGGTCAACAGGCTGGTACGGCTCAGGATGTCTTTGCTCGTGCCTTAGCGGAACAAGGTGGTCAACTAGCGTATTCGAGTGCTGAAGCTGAGAGAGCTAGACAGATTGCTGCTGCTCAGGCTGCTCCTACGATGGCTGCTGCTGACTATGCTGACATTCAGCGATTGTTGCAGGTTGGTCAAGGTCGTGAGGGTTACGAGCAACAGGCTATTCAGGGTCGATTGGCTGCTCAGGACATTCCGATGCAAAGATTGCAACGTGCTGCGAATGTATTCTATGGTGCACCATTGGAAACGACTACGACATCTACTCCGCAGGGA